GTTATCGGTCCAGTTACCGATAGATTGATGCGTTTCCGCCCAATCGGATGGTACGGTGTCCTTGGATGGAACCGTTACCGTGAAGATGCGCTGTATCGCATTGAAACTGGTTCTTCAATCGCTGCTCTTTAATTGATTGACTGTTGGGCAGGAGCAATCCTGCCTAATGGTGAGTCCACTAAGGAGGACTATGGCAGAGTATTATTTCACTACCCCCACGATAGATGAAACCCCCGCAGGTGACCACATCCTTTTTGCTAGGTTTAAATTACCTCGTGGCATAACCGTGCTTCGCATAAATGGGGTGTATTCTTCTTTCAGGTACCCAAGCCAGATACTAACCAATACGGCTGAGGAGTATTACCCAGGAGGTACAAAGACTTTGGTTAGTCAAGCAACAGCCGATGAGTTAACCGCTCAAGGCTACGGAGCAAACATAACACCAGCATGAGCCTACATCAATTACAAGTACATCCAGAGTTTGTTGAAGGTTGTTTTGGATGCAAAGTCGGAACATTACAATTAAGCCCAGGTGAAACAAACTCTCGTTTAAACATATCTACCCGTAAATGGGATAAAGAGTTACAAGCCTATAGAGATGCCAGAGCACAGGGTATTCAACCCGATGGCACAAGTATGAAGAAGATAGAACAAGCAGTAAAGATTTCAAATGAAACTGGAAAAGCATACGGAGTATAGGAGAAAACATGGCTGCTCGTAAACCAAAGAAACAACCCATTAAGCGTGTGCGTACAGTCAAAAATGAGGAACATACAGAACTAGAAATGTACTGTATATGGCTCAATGAATACTATCAATCATTATTAAAATCTGGTTTTAAGTCCGATATAGCAATGGCGTTTGTTATGGACAAAGCATCATACCCACCATGGGTAGAGTACAAACCAACTGAAGATGAGATTCGGCGCATGTTTGATGAAGGGGATGGCGATGAGTAGTCCAATTATCCCTGAGCCGATGTGGGGACTGCCCTCACCCACTATAACCGATGAGGACATCTACGAAGAAGAGGATGAATAACATGCCAGCACATTATGGAAATGAAATGATGAAATCAAAAGGCAAGAAAATGGCTAAGAAGTCAGGTAAGAAAATGGCTATGAAAAAAATGGCTATGAAGAAAATGGGCAAGAAGAAGTAGTGGCAAAAGATTCAAGACTTGCAAGGGCTGGCGTATCAGGTTTTAATAAACCAAAGCGTACGCCAAGTCACCCAAGTAAATCACATGTAGTAGTAGCCAAGTCTGGCTCTCAAGTAAAAACAATTCGTTTCGGACAACAGGGTGTAAGTGGTGATAAAAAACCAACTGCACGACAAAAATCGTTTAAAGCACGACATGCTAAAAACATTTCCAAAGGGAAAATGAGTGCAGCATATTGGGCGGATAAGGTGAAATGGTGAAAGGTAAAGCATTTTGGGACAAGAAGAATCCAAACAAGACATCTACAAAACTGACTTCTGCACAGAAGGCTGCTGCCAAGGCTCGTGCAAAGGCTGCGGGTCGGAAGTATCCCAACCTTGTGGACAACGCTGCTGTAGCACGCAAGGTTAAAAAGAAAGGTAAGTAATGGCAACAGGAACTGCAGGTAGTACATTTACTAGTGAACTTAATCGTTTAGCCAATGGTGGTACTTACCCTGCCCTAACCATTTACAAAGATGCACAAGGTGCTGCAAATGCCTACGCCAGTACATCTGGTCTAGGCATTATTGCTGCCCTTAATAAGAAGGCAGATGCTAACCGCCAACCTAATAACTATAAAGGTTTAAATGCTATATGTAATGAACTTGCTAGTACCACCAATTTATCAGCGGTAGTTGCTTTAAGGAGTATTAATATATGAGTAACTTTAAGCAACTAACAGACCGTGTAGAAGCGTTACTTCATGGTTATACAGAAAACACCGAGCCAACCTCATGGCTAACCACCAGCGCTACAACAGCATCAACTACTTTAACTGTTTATGATGCTACAGTAGTTGGGCGTGGTTATATTGAAATTGATGATGAAATTGTATTTGTTAATAATACAGACAATGTTGCTAATACCTTAACCCTTGCCCCATGGGGTAGAGCGCAGCGTGGTACTACCGCTGCAGCACATAGCACTAATGCTAAGGTTACTGTAAGCCCATTGTTCCCAAGACAAGAAATTAAAAATGCAATTAATGACACTATCAATGCTATGTATCCAATGGTGTTTGCTGTTGCTTCCCATGATTTTACTTATGTAGCAGCACAGTATTCTTATTCAATCCCTGCTGCAGTAGAAAATATTTTAAGTGCTACTTATTCAATAGTTGGTCCATCTAAAGAGTGGTTTCCAGTTCGTGCTTGGCAACTAGACCGAACTGCAGATACTACTGCTTTTGCTAATGGTAAAAGCGTATCCATATATTCAGAGGTAGTTCCTGGACAAACAGTACAAATTGCTTACTCTAAGCGCCCAACATTACTAAGCAGTAATAGTGATGATTATGCAACTGTCACAGGCTTACCTTCATATTCAGAAGATGTGGTTATTTATGGCGCAGCCTTCCGTATGATTTCTTTCCTAGACCCATCACGACTTGGTTCTCAATCTGCCTCAGCAGATGTACTAGATGGCGTTAGACCTTCAGGCTCTGGTCAAAATGCTTCCAGATTTTTATTTAATATTTATCAACAAAGACTTAATGAAGTGGCGGATAACCAACGCCGTCAATATCCAATCCGTTCCCACTACCAAAGATAAGGTAAAATAATGGCAGCAGGCGACCCAGGCTCAGTCAAGCGGAATTTCTCCTCAACCGCAGTAGAAACTTCGCTCGTATCATCAATAGGTTCACAAGCACAAGGACAATCAAACACAGCATTTATTGTCGCTTCTAATAGCGGTTTTCCATCAGTTCCTTTTACATTAATAGTTGACCCAGATACCTCCAAAGAAGAGGTTGTAACGGTTACTGCTGCAAGCAGTACAACACTTACTGTTACTCGTGGTGAAGATAGCACACAAGGTGTAGCCCACTCTGCTGGTGCTGTCGTAAGACACGGTGTATCTGGTAGGGATTTCCGTGAGGAACAAACCCATATTGCTGCTCGTGGTTATGATGCAGATTCTGCAATACTTGCATTAGCATCCCAAACGCATGTGCATGGTTTAGTAGCCGCTGACGGTAGCATAGTAGGCACAGATGCTTTACAAACTCTTACTCGTAAAACTTTAACCTCTCCTACAATTACCAACCCAACCATTACTGGTGCTGGTGTTGATGCAAGTATTGTTTTTGAGGGTGCTACTGCTGATGCACATGAAACTACTTTAACTGTAGAAGAACCAACAGCAGATAGAACAATTACTTTACCTAATCAGGCTGGAACTGTAGCCCTTGTTGCAAATGTGTTAGCCCTTTCTGGTGGCACTATGTCTGGTGCCATTGCAATGGGTACTAGCAAAATTACAGGTATGGGCGACCCAACATCAAACCAAGATGCTACTACTAAAATTTATGTTGATACAATTTTAGGCTCTGCTACTGCAGCAGCAACTTCAGCAACTTCCGCTGCTACAAGTGCAACTTCAGCAGCAACCTCTGCTACTAGTGCAGCGACTTCTGCTTCATCAGCACTTACAAGTCAGACAGCAGCAGCCTCTAGCGCTACTGCTGCAGCCACATCTGCTACTTCGGCTGCCTCTTCTGCCACCGCTGCTACAACATCTGCTACAAGCGCTGCTAACAGTGCAACTGCTGCAACTACTTCAGCAACAAGTGCTGCTTCCTCTGCAACTGCTGCTGCTACAAGTGCAACTTCAGCAACCACTAGTGCATCTAGTGCATTAACAAGTGCAACTAGTGCTTCTACTTCAGCATCATCTGCATTAACATCTGCCAACTCTGCAGCCACATCTGCTTCAAGTGCCGCTACTTCTTATGATGAGTTTGATGATAGATACTTAGGCAGCAAGTCATCTGACCCCACTTTAGACAACGATGGCGGAGCGTTATTAACTGGCGCTCTTTACTTTAACAATGTTATTAATGCGATAAAAGTTTACAGTGGTACGGCTTGGGGTGTAGTAGCCGCTGATACAAATTCTTTTATTAATAAAGATGTTCTTACCGCAAAAGGTACTTTAATTTCTGCAAGCACTGCAGGTGTACCTGCATCATTAACTGTTGCTTCAACTAATGGATATGTTCTAGCGGTTGACTCAGCAACCACATCAGGACTTGCTTGGGTTGCTGCTGCTGCAGGCAATGTAACTCTTACTGGAACTGAAACTTTAACTAACAAAACTTTAACAAGTCCAGTTTTAGGTGGCACAACAATAACTACTTCAGGTAACTTAGCCGTTCAACCCGCTACATATATTCTTGAAGTAAAAGGTGGTAGTTCAACCGAAGGAGCAATCCAACTTAACTGCGCCGTAAACACACACGGACAAGTAATTAAGTCCCAACCTCATGCTCAAGCGGCAAGTAATACCTTGCTACTTCCTGGAGGTACAACCATTGGTAACTCTAATGCTGTCCTTGTTTCAGATACAGGAACACAGACTCTTACCAACAAAACTTTAACAAGTCCAATCCTTACTACTCCTACTCTTGGTGTAGCAACTGCTACTAGTATTAATGGAACTACAATTCCATCATCTAGTACTTTGGTAACTTCTGTTACCTCAGGTAGCACAACAAGAATCTCTATTGGTGGTACCACCTCGGTACCAACCATAGATTTAAGTACTAGCGGAGTAACTGCTACTACTTATACCCTCTCTACTATTACTGTAGATGCTTATGGTAGAATTACCTCTGCTTCTACAGGAACAGCGCAGGGTGAAACATTTAATCCACTACTACTGATGGGAGCCTAACTAATGGCTACAACATATAAAGTCCTGGGTCAGGTAAACCCAGCGGCAACAACAGCAACAACGGCATATACCGTGCCAAGCGCAACAGAAACTGTAATATCTACTATTACGGCTGCCAACCTAGGTCCTGCTCCTGCTATATATAGAATAGCGGTCAGACCGAATGGAGCAGTATTAGAAAACAAACATTTTATTGTATATGACTCAACCGTGGCTCCACAGAGTACAGATACTTTAACTATAGGAATGACACTTGATGCTACTGATGTTGTAACTGTATATGCTAATACAGCAACAATGGCATTTAATCTATTTGGAAGCGAGATTGCATAATGGCAACAGGAAACATCAAAGGCGGTAAAAGAAACTACGCAAGACCAGGCAAACCAACAGTTACAGTACTTGCATCTACAACTGCAGCACAAGCAACAGTTTCAGTAAGTGATGGTATAGGTCCACAGGCAACAAGTTATACAATTTCAGCATCATCACCAAATACTGCTTCGGTTATTCCAGCAACCCAGACTGGGGTTACTAC